GCGGCGTAAATTTCAATCACGAATCCTAGCCTTGTTACTTCAAGTCTAAAGGATCTGGCCTACCAGATAAAATCGCCACTGCACGTTTGTAAAATTGGCAGTCGGTCTTGTTGGCCTTTTCTAAAGCCTCCTTGACACGCTGCCAGTTTTCAAACGTGTGACGATCCATTGCGCTATCGGTCAGGACGGTTCATCGTCGCGAGGGTTGATTGCAAAAAGACAGAAGCCGATCAGGTATAGAAACCCGAGGCCAACTAAGGCTGTGATGGCCATGTGATGTTATGTGGGAAGTCGTCGCCAGACGTTATGTCACGCAAAGCTTGACGGTAGACTTTCCAGTCGGTTTTTTGACTGGTCGTCAAAGGGCTGTCTGCCAATACGGTCCAGTCACATTCAGCAAGCTTTTCGTTTCGCTCTTGGCGCACATCATTGGATTTAGCAGTGGTTCGTTCCGCAATCTGGTCAGCAGTTGCGTTACTTTCGATCCACTGCTCTTCCCACGTACCAGCATTATTACGCGCTGAACGCTCATAGTTTTTGGTGTAGTCATCAGCAGGAGGGTCAACCTGCGTCACAGGAACACAGTTAAATGCTGCTGCTGTTTCGTCTGAAATCGTTTGGGCAAAACTTGTTCCTGGATTGGCACGCCGCAAGTCTGTAAGCGTGTACGGATACCGCTCCAGATTGCCTTCGTTGTCAAGCTTGGCGTAGAACATCAGGATGCCTCCAGTTCGGTGATTTGGTCTGCGATTACATCACGGATGATAATCGCTTTGAGTTGCTCAGTTTTATGAGACTCGACCATATCGGCTAAAAGATCACGGAACTCAATCATGGCAGAATTATCTGCGTGTTCAGCGTTGATTTTTTCAATGGCTCGGATGTAGTTGTCGATGTTGATCTGGTAATCCAGGATCTCATTGTTGCGGGGCTCAAGAGCGGATTGAAGCGTTTGGAGTTTGTTCATAGAACAATAATACATTAAGCAGGACTAAATGCAACAGTATTACCAGTACTGGTCGGCAAAGTAGAAGGATCCGCATACTTAGTACCAAAACCTGAGGACCAAGGATAAACACTGACGTAAGGAGAGCCGAAATGCGCTACAGCTATATCTGCCCCATCAGGACTAAATGCAACACCGTTGCCTCTGCCGGTCGGTACAGTAGCAGGATTTGCATACTTAGTGCCGAAACCTGAAGACCAAGCATAAGCCGTAATGTAGGGAGAAACTTCATGCGCTACAGCTATATCTGCCCCGTCAGGACTAAATTTAACACTTTCACATTCATAAGGCGGCAAAATAGAAGGATTCGCATACTTAGTACCGAAACCTGAAGACCAAGGGTAAGCACTAATGTAAGGAGAGCCGTTACCAGTTAGGAGCGTTAAAGCTATAGCTGCCCCGTCAGGACTAAAGGCAACATCTAGACAATTTCTAGGCGGCAAAGTAGAAGGGTTTGCATACTTAGTGCCAAAACCTGAAGACCAAGGGTAAACATTAATGTAAGGCAAGTTGCCGTGCGCTACAGCTATATCTGACCCATCAGGACTAAATGCAACACCTCTTGCATTGCTACCCGGTATAGTAGAAGGATTTGCATACTTAGTGCCAAAACCTGAAGACCAAGGGTAAACACTAATGTAAGGAATAGTGTCATGTATTACAGCTATGTCTGCTCCGTCAGGACTAAATTTAACGTCTAGACCGAAACCAGGCGGCAAAGTAGCAGGATTTGAATACTTAGTGCCGAAGCCTGAAGACCAAGGATAAACACTAATGTAAGGAGAGCCGAAATGCGCTACAGCTATATCTGCCCCATCAGGACTAAATGCAACACTATAACCACTACCGGTCGGCAAAGTAGCAGGATTTGAATACTTAGTGCCGAAGCCTGAAGACCAAGGATAAACACTAATGTAAGGAGAGCCGAAATGCGCTACAGCTATATCACTCCCAGCGCCCGCCGCCGAGACTGATGCAGCTTGAATTAGTTGCTTACCTAACATCAGACTGCGCTCCCTACATATGCTCCGTAAAGCGTAGTCGAAACCTTCCAGAACACCAACACATCATTTGCCGTCAATGTTGGTGCAGCGTTGCCGCTACCTGTAACCCAAGTGATCGTTGGCCATGTCACCGTATAACTTGCACCCGCTAGCAAGTGCAAGACAACCGCCTGACCTGTCTCAAACGATTCCGTAAATGTAGTGTTCGCCCCAAGCGTTTTGGTTTGGATCGATCCGTTCACTGGATCAATTGCCGTACCTGCCAACGCTGAAACTTTTTCCTTGATCTCCGCTAACGTCGTCTGGCCTGTAACCCCAAGCGTTCCAGGGACAGCAAGGTCATTTGTCCACTCAACACCCGTTCCAGCAGAGTCAGTGTGCAGAATCTGGTACGCAGCACCGTCAGCAAGCTTGCTGACTGCAATTTCAGCGGTGGCACTAACATCAGCGTCAACGACAACGCCTGACCCGATTGCTGTAACGCCAGCATTACTGATCGTCACATCACCAGACATTGCAACGCTTGTTGCGACGTTGCTGCCATTGCCAACAATAATGTTTCCACCCGTCAAGGCAGCAAGTTTTGTGTAAGCAATGCTTCCGCCAAGCATCGCATTCGTAACCGTTCCAGTGTCCCCAGTCGTGACAACGCTGCCGGTCACATCTGGAAATGTAATTGTTCGATCAGCCGTTGGATCGGTAACCGTTAACGTCGTCTCAAAGTCGTTTGCTGTAGCGCCCTCAAGGATCAGCGTTCCACCAGTGCTAATCGTGACATCTCCTGTGAACGTTGGGCTAGCTGCACCAAGCTTCTCAGTGTCAAGCTCTTCAATCGCAGCCTGAACGTTGGTGCTGCTTAAATCACCGGCAGGCGTAAATGCAACGTTGCTGGCTTGTTGTGCAACAACCGTGCTCGAAACATCAATTTCAGTCCACGCCCCGCCGTTTGACAAAATAAAGTCAGGTGGAGCAAGTGCAACGTTTGGTGCGTTGCCTGATGTAATCGTTCCAGACTCTGAAACAACCAAGTAATAGTTTTTATTGGCATTAGCCGCTGGTGGTAACGCTGAACCAACAACAAGGCCAACAGCTGTTCCTTCAGACGTGACAGAGTCCACCAAGCCGGTGCCGCCACCTGCTGATGCGTCAAACGTTCCAGCAAGGATAATTTCACCAACGCTGATGCCGATTGGCTGCCAAACGTTGCCGTCCCAAAGGAACAGGTCACGACTTAGTGAATTGAAGTGATACTGACCAATAAACTCACCGCTGGCAGGAGTAGTGCTTGCAATCGTTGCAGTGGCCTTGTCAGCAATCTTTGCGCCTGTGATTGCATCATTAGCAATTCGGTCGCTAGCAAAAGTTCCGCTTGTGATCTTTGCAGTATCAAGGCTAGGAATGTCTGCTGCATCTAAAGCAGCACTAGACGTGATGTGCCCCTGAGCGTCAAAAGTGACCTTGGTTGCAGTTGCTCCTGTTAAGGCGTTGGTGTGGTTCAGCGCACCAGCAGCACCCATCGTTAAGCCGGTGCCAGGCTTGATTGCGCCTACCGCACCAGAAGTAGCGGTTGGCAAGTCCGCTGCTGTAATGTCTCGGCCAGCTGTAATTAAACCTTTCGAGTCGTATTGAACGGCCTGGTATGTACTGCTATTTGCTGTGACATCATTGTTTACCTCTAGCGTGTCTCCGTCCATGCGGAGACCTTCGCCATTGACGATCACACCGCCTTTTGTACTTGTAGTAGGAGTTGGGATGTCAGTACCAACAAGAGCCCTGTAGCCAACCGTTCCAGATGCACCAGTAGGGCCACCTAAGAACTGAGCACCAGCAGTCGTGTTATCAAGAGACGTTGTGATCGTTACTGTGTCGCCGCTAGTAGAAGCGGTGATGTTGACGATGCCAGCCGTGCTGCCATTAACAACGTTGATAGAGCCAGCACCCTTAACGGATTGCCACGCCGAACCGTCCCAGATATAGATTTTGTTGTCATCTGTATCTAGTGCAATTTGACCCGTAAATGCGCCAGATCCTGGCAACGTCGTAACTAGGTCAACAGTTGATTCATTCCCTAGCTTTGCTGCTGTAATCGCGTCATCAGCAATCTTTGCGGTGCTAACGCCAGCATCTGCAATCGACGCACCAGCAATCCCACCAGCACCAAAAAGAATCTTTGCGCCAGGAATCGTGGCGTCAGCAATCAGTGTGGTGGCATTTCCCACCAAGTCCGTAACCGTTATCTTTTTGGTTTCACTGGCACTGCTGTCAACTATTGCCAGCTCATCAGCAGTAGCAAGATTGGCACCTGCCAAGGCTGCTAGCTGAGAGATTTTTAGGTCAGCCATTGGCGGTCAGTTCCCCTTGGATTACTGGTCAGTCTCTAACAACAGTTTAGCTGCCGCATCCTGATCTAAGAGTATGTCATCTGCATCCTCCTGTAAGACAGCATTCACTGGCTCAACTTCCATCCTGATCTCAATAGGACCAGTCGTAATGAAATCAGCCGTTATCTCAACCACAGACGATGTCGTGAACTGCACAGCACAGGCCGTTAAGACACCAGTAAATTCGTACCAGATCTTATCGTCAGAACGATCGGGTACGCCGCTTGGGTTATAGGTGTCCGTTTTTAGGTAAAAACGCCCCTTGAACTGACTGCCCACCTTGGTGCGTAACGAAAGCTCAAGCAAGTAATGTGGCAACTCGTTCGCAGTGTCGCCTGTGTATTCCCAGAAACCAGACATCCGGCCAGAACCAGACATCAAGCTATTGACTCGGCTCCTGAACTCATCAGAAAGCGTTGTCGTGTCTACGGTCTCCCTTTCAGTATTCAGTTCAAAGCCATTGCATTGAGCCAACAAACGGAAGGCTGCGTTTTGGACAAAGACCTTGATTGGGATGTCATTACCAGGCGCAGCAAGAGCAACTGCATTTGCCGATCCACCATTAACAGCATGGGCAAAAGTGTCATAAAGACGAATGCCGCCTAAATCGTCAACATAAATAAACTTCTTGACACCGCTTGCTGAATACCCAGAAATAAAATCAAGGGCGCTACCGTCAGTGCTAAGAATTTCAATTTGATCACCAGTTAATAGCTGGCCGTGTTCAAAGTCAAAACTAAATCTTTTGGCTGAAGCGTTTACATCACTGGTATTAATAACAGAGTTCAGCTCGCTGTCGCCAAACTGACGCTCTAGCTCTACCTGTCCAAACGTACCAAGATAAACAGTCATGAGATCGTTGCGGTAGCCAGTGCGCCCGTACCAACAAACGAAATACTGACGCTTACAATTTCGCCAGTGCTAGCACCAATTGTCGCGCTTGTTATGTATGCGGTTAGTTTAATATCGTTGTTATCCGCTCCATCAACCCAACGAAATGTCAGCTCAACAGTATCGCTGGAGCTAATCCCGGCAGTGCCTGTTTTTATTAACTTGTTCAGCAAGTTTGCAGTGTTAATAGCATTGCTGTCGTCTTTGTAGTACAACAAATTTGCACTGCCTGAATAACCAAGAATGCCAGGGCTATAGCTACGAATGTTCTCGCTTAAAGTTGTTGTTTCTAACGTCTCTAAATCAGATTGCAGCGAAAAACTTGAGACCTTGGCAAGGGTCACACCTGCCAGCTGCATTACGCCATCTCTGCCGGTGTAAACCTTTGCCATCAGAAGACACCCACTAAGGCCACTGTAACAGTGCTAACCCCAGGTCGCACACTGGAAACCTGTGGAGCAGCTTCATACCGCCATTCGTTAGAACCTGAGGCGTCTAGAGCGTCACTGTTACCGCTCCAACCGGCCAATGCTTCTGATGGCAAATCAAAGACTGAAAACGTGCCCTTAGTCTCGTCAAAGTGATCAATAAACAGTTCCGTGTTTGCATCGCTCACGTTTGAGTAACTAAGACTCAACTTCATGTTGGTTCGTTGGCTGCCGTATAGGATCCGAACCTCAGCGCCGGATTGAGACTTAAACGCCTTGATCGGGTAGTCACCCGTTTCAAACTGACGACTTGTTGGGGTAAGAGAAGGAAATGCCATTGTTAGCCCTCAGTGGTAAACGCGCTGTCAGTCAATACATCTTGGGCCATCAGGCTGTTGAAAGTGCTAGTTGTCGGAAACTCAGTTGCCACAACGTCAACCATTCCATCCTCTGCCAGTGTCAGCTGTTCAACCATATACACATTAGACGAAATGGATGTCTCTGAAATCGTAAACAACGAGTCATAAAGCGTAGGCTCAACCGCTTTGCCACCCGCAACCGTCATCGTGGCAGGAGTTACCTCGTCATCATCTGACCTAAAGAACACGATTGAATACGTTCCATCAGTGATTGCAGTGGCTGAAACGATTGTGCCGTCTGCGCTAATCGTTCCATTCCTTGCTGACTGGTACGGGCTGGCTTCTGTGACAACACGAATAAAATTGCCTGGAGCCAACGAAATGCCAAACGGACTGGTGCGGAACTTGACGGTATGCGTTACCCGGCGGCGAAGACTTAAGAAGAACTTCGCCACTAAGAAAGCGTGGTCACGACTTGTGCAGAACTGCGTCAGGTCGAACGCCTCAATCGGATACTGATCGCTTCCTGACTCCGCAAAGCGAACGACAAGCGTTCTCTCTTCTGGCAATTGATTCCTTTGCTCTTGGCGATAACGCACCACAGCCTGAAAGTCCTTGCGCTCTTCCGAACTCAAGTATTCAAGGCTGAACGAATCTTCAATAATATTGCCGGAAGTAAATAGCTGCTGAATGACGATTGGCTGCTGAGTAATGTTGCCGTTTAAATCTGTAGGTAGCGCAGGAACCAAGCTAAATTTGCCGTCACTGATGACAAAGTTGCAAAGGAAAAACGGCGCTGTGTCAGAAATGAATTGCCGAAGGTTTGTTGGTGCGTCAATCGCTCCATCAAAAAACAGCTTGTTTGCTTTCAGGAACTGTGAAGTAGCGGGAAAATCTTCTGTCCTGATCAACTCAGCAGATACAACACCTCCCGCACCAGCAGTTTTATCGGTCAGCAAGTAGTAGACAAGATCAGTGAATTTGTTGCTTGGGCCTATTGGTGAAGGCGCATCTGCTTGAAACGTTTTAACTGAAATGCCATCAGCCAGCCAAACGCGAAGCTGATCAACACTCGCAAAACTACGAGAAGACTTTAACGCTAAACCGCAAAGCGTTAAATTGTCATAACCTGGGACGTTATTGTTTGCAACACTTTCATTTACATATGTAATTTCGTGTTCTGGTGATGAATCGTTTGACTTGTTTAGAGAATCGCCATAAAGGCTAATATCATTAACTTGACTGTTCTCTTCAAAAACCCTTTCGCCAGTAAATCCAGGCGGAACCTGCACTGTTGTAAGAGATAAAACTTTCAACAATACGCCAATGGTTAACCCTGGCGTACTAAACGGATTACTTGCGCTAACTACAGCGTTGTTTTCGATTAATGCTCCATTGACCCAAGTTCCGTAGCTGAGTAAAGGCTCAACTGCATAACTAACGTCCCAAGCTTGCGTTTGTCCTGGGAAAAACTGCAAGTTATTAGCTGGTCTAGGCGTGACAACGCCTGTTGCCTTTATAGTAGCCAAGGCTCCTGAACTGCTTACTGCCGTAAATGTTGCCACTTGAGTGTGGCCAAGAGGGTAAAGCTGTTGATTACCTAACAGTTCAAATTCCCACGCTGATTCTCGACCCTTTGGTTGAACGGCAGCAGTTGTAGAAAGAACAATTAACCGAACACCGCAAGTTGTTAATCCATAGGGAGCTGCTCTTGGATTGCCTGCCGAGACAGGGATCCCGACATTGAAGACCTGATTGGTATTAAATCCTCCTGTGCTGCTTACAACGTTAATACTGCTAAAACTCCAAGCCCTATACCCAGGAAAATAAGGATGTTCAGCTGGGTAAGTATCGTTTACAACACCATTAAATTGAATTGTTATTGAACGACCATCTCCAAGATTTGCAGTGCGCGTCGCCGTGCCAGTCTTGCCATAGTAACTAGCTTGACCGAATAGTTCATAATGGGTTGCGCCTCTCCTGCCTTGCGTCCCGCCAGTGGGAAGCCAGTCGTACCAGCCAACACTTGCGGCCTGCACACTACTGTCCTCTTCATCAGGAAGATAAGTCTCTACTTCGATAGAAGAAGGCACCGTGTAGTCTGTGCTCTCATTCCTAACAATAGGATTCGTCGCCATCTCTGGGTTGTATGTAATAGCGCCAACGGTTACATACTCTCCTGTGGCACTAATCTCAAAAGGACCATAAGCTGTTTCGTATCTGCCGCCTACAGTCTGATTTGTTTTTGCGTTTAAGCGTATAAATTGAGCATCATCAGGGCTATGACGTGCAACATCAGCTCCGCTTTTTGGAACGAATTTATATTCATACTGTCTTTGTTCTGGATGACCAAAGCGAATGTAATTATATTGGTCTTGTGGGGTTTCTCCCGTGACACAAAACTGCTCTCCTAATGGAGCCCATTCGTACTCTGTTCCATTCTCATCCGTTCCAGCGGGACGCAGCCATATTGTCCAGACAGATGTGCGCTTAAGATAAAGCGACATTGTGCCAACTTCAAAGCTGATCTTGTCGCGTTCAGCTGAAATCAATTCCGCTGGTGATGGGATTGTTGCAAAATTTGCAAGGCCATTGGCGCGATTCCACACTTGAGATCTAATACCAATCTCAGTAACTCCACAAGCTCGCGTATTTCTTACGACTCCAAAACTAGCCTTAAGTAACGGGTAAAAACCTGCGCCCGCATTCATATTTAAAGCGTTTCTAGTATTAGTCAGCCCATTGTCATCGTTATAGATTCCTCGCAAAATCATCCGTTCGCTGACTAATCCAATTGACGCGCCAAGCCCCGTACCAAAAATCTCAACACAACGAAGCTGTATCTCCTGACGGCTGCCTTCTGTCCAGATAGGTAAAGCTCTTGCTTCAACAACCCAAACAGTGCGCCCAATTACTATCGTTTCACCTACCTGGAGAGCATCATCTGCGCTTCTGCGTGATGCTGTAATAGCGGAATTAATGTCGTCAACGCTAACTGCATTTGTGCCAATGTGGTAAATATTTGCGGGTAGTTGACCAGGCGCAATTGTAAAAGTTGCTATGTCACCAACAGCAGCAATTCGCACCTCTGTTGGCGTGGAGCCACTGTCAGAAACTGGAACACCGTTCAAATGAGTAAGGCCCATCCGACGGCCATAATTGCGACCAACGCCTTTCTGGCCTTGAGCCCTAATTTGAACGTCTTGGTCTGAGCCAGTAACTATTCCGTAATCACCCGCAATCTTTATTCTTTCAGCTAAAAGTCGATTTCCAGGGTCGTCCTGTTGATCTTCAAGTCTTGGAATTGAAATGACACGCCAGTTCACTCGATAGTTTGTGGCGTTTGGAATTGCCGAATGAACGCCAAACTGAGTGGTAGATGATGGACTATGTGCTCCAGAAAAACCAGTATCTGCCAAGCCTTGGCCTGTTGGACACAGGAAAATATCGTCATT